GTTTCTTTCTTTACAGGGCGATCTGAGAATGATTATACGCTGTCTAAAGCAACTATTCTCGATTCTGCACGTTTTAACGCAGTTTCAACCCATTTTGAATTTTGTTTACTGTGACCATCTTCCAACTCACCAATATATGGCAAATTGTTTGCAATAAATACTGATCTTCCAACTTTCTTGACACTCAATTTTTGGTTTGCTTTCCTCACTTCTGAAGTTGATCTTCCAGATTCACTTCTTGGTGTTCCTTTATCTGTTTGGGTTAATGTTGAAGTGGGAGCAGAACCAATAGCAAGTTGCCAATTTGCACGTGCCCTGCCTGTATCAACAGGAGTTCCTATTATAACATCACGATAAAGACCCAAAGTTATCGCACGAAACCACTTGTCAATATCCTTTCGGTTGACATCGCCTTTCATCTTTATTTTCATCTGCATTGGCAATCCCAAACCAATTCAGTATCGCCAAGCATCCCCCTGTCAATAGACAAAATACTATAAGTACGACTGCCAATAGTGATTGAATCACCAACTGCATCCTCGATATCCAAACTGGTGACTGGCTTGACCAGAATTCTTCTATCCATATTTCGGACTGAGCCACCAGATTCCAGAATTTCCGACGAAGTATATGCCATCTCAATTGCGTTAATACTGACATTTGTATCTGTCTGCGTCATTGCACCTGTCAATGGATTGTATGTACCTGAAGTTCTTTTTGTCCATGTTGCTGAAACACCAAGAGTCAAACCAGAAACAAGTGTGTTATCAAATGTTTTTGAAATTAAATTAGAAGCAACAGTATTTAATCCCATTTTTATCTACTTAAATATTTTGGTGAAAGCCAAGGTCGCATTAAAGCATTTACTGATGCGATATTTGCACCTTGAACTCTTTGTAAACCTCCCGAATCTGATCTTTCTTTGTAATTAACTGAAACTGTTCCTGCGAGTGCCCCGACGCCTGTTTCTGTGCGAAATTCAATATCACCAGTTGTGGAATCCTGTTTTGCTTGCAATAAGACAGCTAATTCTATTTGCGCTTCTTTGATATTCCTGTGCATTTCATCGGAAGGATAATCTATTGAATCGCCAATATCTCTTGGGAAGGCAAGACGTTGGTCATCTTCTGTACGATCACCACGCCAAGGGTGAAGTCTGTCAAGAGAACGTGTGGCTTCTCTTAACCATTTTTCTTTTACTGCATCGGAAAAACCAGACCATGTTGAACTAAACCATTGCCGATCCGCAAGAAGTGAATCGGCTTCGGCTAAAGTGGCATAACTGTCGCTAGTTGTTCCCGAAATGGTTACAACCAACGCCATTTATTCCTCCTTTTTATTTTCAGATTTTTCTTGTGATGGTTTAGACTTTTTCTTCTTATCCGACTTAGCTTCATCAGCAGGTGGATAATGAAAACTTGCTCTACTCATACGCACTCCTTGAAGTTGAAATTATGGGGACAGATTGACTCAGCTAATCCATCCCCAAAGAAGAATGATAATTAGACGCCAGCAATTAGGCAGACCATTTTAATATTCTGGTCATCCCATACTTTTGTCCAATCTGCTCCTGCTCCAACTTCGCCATCAGTAGGTGAAGCACCAGCTACTGCTCCTGCGAACTTGAGGCCACGAGGATGAAGAATAAAATGTTGGCGATTAACCAGTATATCTTCACCTTTCAATGAATCTCTATCAACTTCAGTTGCGTTGTCGATAGCACCAACTCCATAAGCGAATGCGCCATCACCTGCAATGTAAGTTCTGTATTCGGTAGAAGCACCTGAACCAGAAGTTGCACAGCCATCATCAACAATCAGTCTTTTACCAAGATATGTGGAAAACATGATGTTATTGTCGGCATCTCTAACAAAGTCAATTAAACTATCTTTCTGCAACTTAGCATATACTGCAGAATGGCAGATAATTGTAGTTAACGAGGAAGCATTATCGCCCAGCTTCTGCATTGTATCAACAACCATTGATGAAGTAATATCACTAGCAGTCTGGTCATTAACGTGAGTGGAATATATAGTTCCTGCACTATCGTGAAACAAACCACCAAGAATGTTCATCAAAGTAGTTTGTACTGATCTTGCCCAGTACCCCGCCACCATGTCACCAATAGAAGCCATGATGTCTTCACCAGTTACTGCGGCAGCCAAATCAGTTGCACCCCATGCTTTACCACGCATGAATTTTACGGCTGTTTCCTGTTCGGCTGTGATGTTGTTAATTGTGAGTGCTGACCCATCTGCTAATACTTCTGAATCACCAGACAAATCGTTGAAGTAAGGCATTTCAAATGTCTTACCCTTCGCTCCTGCCATTTCATCAAAAGCAGGAAGTCTCTGAACCATTCCAGAGGAAAGAATATTAGAAAGAGTTGTGCTACGTTCAACAACGTATGGGCTGAATAACGTAGGTACAACTATATTAGAAATCGCTGTTGCGGCCATGATAAATCTCCATAATGCAACGTTAAAAAGTAAGCTCGTTGCACCGCAACTTTACCGACCTTCACACCGATCCAGTCGATCGCAATTAGTTTGAAAAGTTTTTCTAGAACCGCACCGCAGTCCTTTTAGGGAATTTGAACTCGGTTAAATATTCAATTCTTTGCCAGCTTCCCCTGCTAGTTGTTTGGCAAGAGTTGGGTTATCCTTTAAAATCTCCCCTTGTTTGGTAAGATTCATACTATCTTTCATCCATGGATTTTCCCCAGTTGCCTTGCCTCCCAATTCCGAACTACCGTTAGCACCGCTACCATTAGACGGAACAAATAAGTGAGGAGCATTAGCTATTAACTCCTTACTCCATTCTTGCGGACTCATATAAGTTGAGCCATTTTCACTATAACGAGCTTTTCCTTGTTCGTCAACACAAAAAAGATTTCCTTTATCATCTATACTCCAAGAATTCTTTGCACGTGCCAGAATATCAGCAACCGCAGAGGATTGTGGCGTTCCTGCTTCATTAACTGCTGACTGAATAGCGGAAGTAACTCTATACGTTTCAAGTTCTTCTTTATATTGTTTCGCTGAAGTTTCCTGCTCGGTTGCGTGTTTTTGTAAAGCTTCAATCTTGCCAACATATTCAGTTTGTTGTTTGTTTAGTAATTCATCAAACTGCCCTTTCTCCATCATTTCCTTGTTTTCAACTTGGCGTTTGACTTCTATTGCATCACGAGCTTGAGTCGGATCAATGTCTTTGAACTTTTCCAGAGTTGCGCTTACTTCATCAAGTTTGTTTCTCAACTCTATATTTGAGTTACGGAATTCATCCAACTTACTTTTCTCTGACATACCTTCAACTTTCAAGATATATTTGCCATCTTGTTCTTCATAAAAAGCTTCGGTGCCAGCTGGGATTTCTTCCTTGTTTTCTAATACTGCTTTTAGTGCCATAACTACTCCTTTGTTTAGTCTTTTTTATAAATAAATTCCCCAATCTGATCATCTCTTACGGAATCATGATATATTTCTTCATTCCATATTGCGTTGGGGATCACCTTGTATGCTTCACAAGCATTATCGCCAAAGTAATGAATACACATTTCGCAACGTGATTCACATTGACCATAATCCATTGCTTCATCTAAAAAATCATCTTCGTCTAAAAATTTTGACTCTGCCATTTCAAATTTCCTCTAATTCAATTATGTAATCAGCTTTTTCTAAATTTTCCTTTCTGACATTTTTTAATTGGGTGCTTCCTCCCTTCTCGTCAATCATTTTGTTAATATCTTTTTTTTCGTATATTTTTACTAAATCAAAACGAGTCTTTTGCTGAATTATTACTTCTTGTTCAAATTTAAACTTTGAAGCTCTTTCTATAGATTTGCCAGTACGCTGATTAAACCAATACACTATATTTAGTGGCCGGGAAGAAGGATTTTCTCTGCCCACAGGCAAAGGTGGTGACTCTAAAAATCTGTTTGCTTGCCTTACGCTTCTAGTAGCACTTGAATCCGCAGGCATAGTAATTGTTTTTAACCTTCTCAATTTATTTAAAGTTTTTCTTGTTTTTTCATTGTCATAAGAAACGCCCCGAAATACGTTTCCTTCATACTCAGGTGCATTTTGTACAGCTGTCTTAAAATCTTTAACTTGTTTTTTTATGTCAGCTATTTCATCTGCACTAAATTCTCTTTTGTATTTTTCCTCTAAATTTCCACGCATAAATGCACGCATTTTCTTATATTCGCCAAGAGTAAACCCTGCAACTGCTTTCTTTTGATCCTCTGTATTATTTCTTGCCCATTTATCACCAGCAATTAACAAATCGTTTGAATCTTTATGCCTGCCAAATTTACTGATCTTTTCACCAACTCCTTTGGTAATTGGTTCTGGCTCATCCTTGATTACGTTAAACTTCTTGCGTAAGTCCTCAATGTTTAAAGGGTCTCCACGTCTTCCAGTAAAATCTTTTACTTTGAACTTCCCTTTACCTTTACGGAACAATTCACCTTTAGCTACGCCTCCTAACAACTTGTTTTGAGTCGCTTTGGGTTGAGCAATCAGCCAATCATCCATCTTTGTTAAATCTGGCACTTTTCCTTTGACTGATGCTCTTGTGGCAGGAGGTATTTTGATACCTTTGTTTTTTGCTATGTTGTCCAACTTATCAAGCATACCAATTACAGGAACGTGAGTTGAACGGCAATTCCAATGTCTCGGTGTTGGCAAGTATGCTTTTCCGTGACCACCTACTGGTTTGTGACCATCGGCTGTCCAGCGTAAGCCATCATACGAAACACACAAAGGAGTTGTCCTGCCATCAAGAGTTGCAACGCTCTCAACTTGATCTATAACATCAATGTTATTCATATAAGTTTGATCCCTAACATTAGAAGCCACGCTATGAACTGAAGTTCGTATTAATGCTTCTGCTTCACGATTTGAAGTTTGAATCCAACCACCGACTCGCTTCATCCTTCGCCTAGTTTTACCGCCAGTTTCATACGTCTCAAATTCACCTGTAGTTTTGCCTAACAACCTTGTCTTTATTTGACCAAGTGTTTCACCTTCAGCAATACCCAGTTGAATACCTTTGACTATTTTATTCTTGGTATTTGATTCAAGCCTATCCCACCAATCCGATGCCAATGCACCACGAATAAGTGAATCATCAACTACTGCATTCAGTTGACCTTGAGTCATGGTTGGGGAAAACAAATTTGCCTGTAGCGAATCGTTCATGATCTTGGTTGTTGCTTTTTCTTCTATTGGTGCAAACTCAAGAAGTTGATTACGCATATCAGTTTTGGCTAGTCTATGCGCATCTGAGATTGTGTTCTCAACTTGAGTCAACAATGCAGTCAACCGCTGTTCCTGAAAGACTGTTGGGCTATCAGCTAAAAGTTGATTTATGTCATCAGTCATTTCCTTGAGGAAACCGATTGCGCGTCTTTTTATTCCTTCTTCAAAACGAGTCAGGTCAATAGCGTGGTCATACACGCCATCTTCAAGCCTACTTACTACACTCATTCAATAGCCCTGTTTGAAAGTAACTGTGCCTCCTCATCAAAACTTAGATTCTCTGGGTAAACTTCCATTTTCTGTCTCATGTGGAATGCAGTTTCTTTAGAGATCAAGCCCATAACATCTGCTTCATTGACAGCTTTCAACTCCTCAGGACTCCACCTGTCATCCAGATAATCACGATTCAGAGTCATACTAATATCACCAGTTTGACTCATCCATTCTGCTGACATTTCAAGTAATTGATTTAAGCCAATCTCAACTGTTGAAACGATTGTGTCCAAAACTGAATTCTCACTTGCCGAACGCAGTCTTGCGGTTTCTGCAGTTTCAACTTGTTTACGGTGTCTCTGAACTAACTGCCCACCAATAGTTGCCATCATTTGCGTTTTCTCAAGCATGGCTCTTTCCATAGCAGTTGCGCTGTTGCCTGAGAATTCAAGAATACCAAACTTAGCATTTGGGTTGCTTGAAAACCAACGTACATCTGCACCAACTGACAGGTTTGATGGATCATTTGCTTCATCTTCAGTAATGCCTGCGGAAAAGAAAGTTGCGGCTACTCCAACTCGGTGAAGCAACTGTTCATAGTCTGCGGAGTTGCGGTAATGCGAAATATTTAGTGCCGCCAAATCAAGCAGAGGAGGTTTTGAAGTATCAACTGAAGTTGAGTCTGAATTGATAAACTGAAATGGGATTTTATTAATCCTCGCACCATTATTAGTCGGCTGATAAATTTGAGTCTCATGATATTCTTCCTTTATCTTCTCAAAAACACCTACCTCATAATTGCCAAATTCATCAAACCTTAACTGACGAAAGCGAGGTTCTATTACCTGAATTGTTCTGCCTGACTGTTCCCTTTCTACAATTGTATTTTCTCGTATCACCACCTTAACTAATTCGTCGTTAACTGTTTCCCAATTTGTTATATCTTGCGCACGATACAAGGCAACAAATGGATCACCGCCATCAAGAGGTCTGTCTAAAAGTAAGCCAACTCTGCCAGTTGTCAATACTTCAGTCAATATACGTTTTGTCAATTCAGTAAGGTTTGACTTATCACGCATAATTGTTTGCGACCATTCCTGCATAATTTCAGGCATATCAACTTGAAGTGGTATACGCATAACCTGACCAACTCTACCTGTAATAACTGTTGACACTACTCCAAAGAAAGTTGCTCGATGCAAGTAATCATTGTAACTGACTTTGCCTTCATTGGTGTCATCATGTCGTGCTAATTTTGGTAAATAAACATCTCTTTTTGCTTTGATCGCACCTTCTCCAACATAACAGTCATGGCACATATCCCATTCTGGTAAGCGGATTTTGTATTCTGGATGTTGGCTTTGAATATTTATCATAGTGACCTTATCTTTTGTGTTTGTAATCTTGAAGTTACACGCATGATTCTGTACCTACAGGCATCCGCAATGTGATCTTCGGTTGATGTGTCTAAATCTTCCAAATCCCTTTGATCTCTTGGCAAACTTGGGACTGTTCTTATGAATTGCCTACAGGTACTAAATACAAACAATCCTGCTTCTTCCATAGGCTGTGCAGTTGATGCCTTGAATAACCTACGCAACTTTTCCCATCCTGCTTTGCGTGTATTATCTGCTTTTTCCCACCGCACTCCTACTCTTGCCATTTCATCCGCAATACTTGTGCCATTAGTTGTAGCAAAAATTGAAGGATCAGCACCAGCAGGATGTACTCGCCTTTTCATGTTTCGTTCAATATCTAGAATACCTCTTGCGATTTCAGATGCCAACATTTTTATTCCTTCATTCGGATTCCCTGTGCAACCATACCATTCTGCAATGTGAAACAAAGTTCCTCTAGGCCAAATTCTACCATCTTCTATAGGACTACCATCTGATTCAGCCCACCATTGTACTGAAAATGGCGCAGACGAACCCCAATCAAACGACCTGTCAACACGCCAATTTTTAGGTATTTCAAAAGGTTCAATTACATGAGTATCTCTTTGCCATACATCATCAAACATACCTCCTGCTACAATATCCCAATCACCATACAACCATGCTCTTACTAACCAATCCGCACCTGAATCCTTGAGCCTGTTAACATAGTCAGGATCAGATTGCAGTAGTATTTCATTATCGTAAACTGTTGCAGGAATATAACATCTTGTCGCTGAGCCATTATCACGGATCAAAGTCCTCGGTGGCGCAGGATCGATATACCTAGCCTTTATCCAATTATGCCCAACGCCACCCGGATTCCCTGTACTTACCATGCGTGAAGGGATTCCATGAGGATTTCTGAGATTAGCTTTTAATTTGTCGATAGTTGACTGCTTTGGCCATGAATCAAGTTGGTCAAAGCCCATCCAAGTATACTCATGCCCAATGTAATTATTTGCGTGTTCATCAGTTTGAAGATACCTCATTTTTAGAGTTGCACCTGAAGGGAACTCCCAACTCCTTGCACCTGCTTTGTAAGTAGCACCTAAGAATGGATATATACGCTGTGCTTTTGATTGTAAATCTTCTAGTTCTGGATATGTTTTCCTAAATAGAACACCAATACCTTGAGCATATTTGTATGCGTGTTTAGCGAAATCTAACAAAATCCCATGACTTTTTCCACCTCCTCTTGCGCCACCATAAAATACATCAGAAGCAGGGCAAGCCAACAAATCTGATTGCGCACCTTTCTGTGTTCTTATTATCATTTCACAATAGTTTTTCAGGTCTTTTCAGTTCCTTCAGGTCTTTTCAGTTCCCTTTTTCAGGTCTTTTCAGGTCTTTTCAGGTCTTTTCAGGTCTTTTCATCATTGTAGATCAGCTGATACCAAGGGCTAAATATTTCAATAAAAGAACTGTTTCGATTCAGTTCCCTCAGTTCCTTCAGTTCCCTTAATTTTAGCCATCAGTTCCCTATATTTAGGGGCTCTGATAGAACTGTTTCGGTTCAGTTCCCTCAGGTCTTTTGATTCTTTTTGGTTGTTGTGCTTCTTTTTGCGTGTGTATTTTGTTTTCACTTTATGTGCTTGTGAACCACGATTCAATATCCCTTTTCCCATCAGTTTATATCCTTCGGTGCAGGTAATTGTTCTTTTGTACTCTCAATAATTCTTTTATTCCATTCTTCTTCAGTCGCATCTTCAATTGGAGTAAACACCACATCTGGCATCATACCAACTTGCAACTCCTGCCTCACTTTACCTTCTGTTCGATCAGCAATAAATTCAACTGCCCATGACTTACCTTCAAGTGCATATTCAAACACCCTACGCAACACCACTTCCAATTTAGTAAACTGGCCATCTTTTGTACCTTCTTCTGCGCCAATCTTTAACAACATATCTGGAATTGAACGAGTGCCTTTCGGTCTGCCATTAGGATTACCTGACTGACCTTTCTTGAACTGATGTTCTTTTAAATGATCGTACTGTTTTGTTACTGTTTTATCAGTAGCCATCGAAACCTTTAAGTGGGTAAAAGATTAATGAATTCCTGTATCCTTTTGAGGACTTTGCACGAATCGGTGTAACACCATGTACATTACGCCAAGCAGGGTAGCACAGAAACGAACAATCTGCCTGTTCAACTGTAATATTATAATCGGGAATATGCAAACATCCACCTACTGCATCAAACCTTCTTGTAAAAATGCAATTAACAGTATCTTTTAAGTTACCTGTATCAATATGAAATGGTGCAGAAATATTATAGTTTGAAATGGAACTAGTAAACATTGGGCTGAACTGCCATTTTGGAGGAACAGCTTCAGACACAACTTCTAATTGTTTTTTGTAAATTTCAGGCAAATATTTCTTTACTAAAGACTCTGATTCTCTCGCCAGTAAAACCATTGCTTTGACAAAGGTTTGTGCCTTTGGTTGTTGATGAACACTGGATATGACGGGATAAGGACGTCTGAAGTGCGCTTTCGGTGGTACACTTCCCAATATAGCACTCATTTGGATAACACCCATTTTATCTGCAAGTTGAGTATTTTCTCCGTAATATGTAGGTTCCCTGCTGTTTTTTAATTTAAAATATTTATTAACTGTATCGGCACGTCTCATTTCCGACTTTGGAACATTATCACTAATAAATTCATTATTAGCAACTTCAACCAACTGCTTCAATTTACCATTAATTTTTGATAAATAAAATCCAACTCTTTCTCCTTCATCTAAAAATATACAATCTTCAGTAACATTCGGTTCAATTTCCCCACATCGTTTCCCAACCCTAGTTTCGTGTTCAACCAATTCCAAATGCAATTCTTTCATGATAAATATTTACGCTTCCATTGTTTTATTTGGTCAGGATTATTAAAACGTATTTGTAATTCAGCTTTTGGATGACAACCTTTTTTGACTTTATACCTAAAAAATTCAGGATATTTTTTTAACAAATATGCGCAATCAATTATTTTCCTTTCAACTCTCTGGTCGTAAGTTCCAATTCCTCCTTCTTCATAATGCCCTGCTGTGGGTTTTATCCAACAATTAATTAATACTGCATTGTTCCTTATAATTTGGTCAGCACAATAACCAAAATCCTCCATCGCTTCCAACTTTTTATCATACTCCAAGCCATTATATTTAATTGCAACTGCTTTTGAAATAACATACCCAACAGTTTTATATTTTTTACTGTTAAAGAAATAATTACCAACAGTAGCAAAACCAACGTATTCAACTTTTATTTGTTCAGCCACTTCAATATCTTTTTCCAGTAAGGAAATAAATTCCTTTGCATTTATCTCAAAATCATAATCAGCCTGACTAATATCGGAACCATTAACATCCAGCTTTTTCTTATTTTCATACAAGGGACTTCGCACTCTTTTGAAGCCTGAGATATTATCATCCAAAGAAATATACCATTTACCTTTTTCAGCTAAATTATTAACAATCCAGTTTCGCTGATTAGTAATTCCACGATCCGCTCCAGTTACTATTATCTTATCCTCTGTAACCCTGCCTGCATTCAGGTAATCTTCCTTACATTTTTCTGTATGCAACAACAGCTTATAATCAAGCCCACATTCATCAAGGTAAAGTGAAGTCTTGATTGTTTTTGCCCTGTTATATGAAGGCACATATATTGGTATCACAATATCCCTTGCTGATTTTTTATCCAAGTATTTAATTTATAATCCTGCAAATAATAACCATCTTTTGGATCAGATTGGAATTTTGTATAAACTAATTTCATTGGCGTAAATTTCGGGAATTTTTTCTGGATAAATCTTGAAAGGAATTTCGGGCCAGTCGTTTGCAATATGAACCTCCCCTTCCATATTTTATAAATATCAATGACCTCTTTATCTTTATAATTTTCAACACATTTTTCCATTATATCTAACCATAATTGAAACTTGGGTACACTACCCATAAAATCATTTTCGATAAAACTCCAATTAGGTTTGACGTGTCTGACATTATGGAAAACAACTTTTCTCGCTAGTAATTCATTAAAGGATTTTAACATAAACATATCCAAGTCTACATAAAACCCACCATATCTATATAAAATACAAAAACGAATAAAATCTATCTTTTGTATTTCATATCTAAAATTATTGTAGAAATCTTTATATTGAGGAAATTCACAGTTCAACAAATCCTCACATTCTTTTTCAGACCACAACATATAATGATAATCTGTATATTTTTTACAAATGTTGTGGCTTTGGTAAAATATTTTGTGATCGGCTAAAACTGTATTTGATAAATTAAAATAAATTTGATGAATAATTTTTGGAATCATACCCTGTTTTTAAGGCAAGCTAAAATAAAGCCACCTACATATTCACCTTCGTCTCTCATTGCATTAACCAAAGTATTTGCTTCCTCGTAATCTTCCAACTTGAATTCAATTTGAATTGCTTTGCGTGTTCCATCTTTAAATGCTTCCAAATCAACATCCGCATCATCAAGGATTGAATAATCTATAGTTGCAAAGCCAGTTAGTTGATTATCAGTAAAACCCCATTCACTTAACTGAGTAGAATCAAAATGATTTGCAAGCGCATCCCAATCCCATTCACCAGTATTTCTATTTAACCGAATATTTAATTCACGTTCCTTTTCTGGCGTAAGGTCAATTTCTACAGTTGGAACTTCGCCAATTCCTAATTCTTTTGCAATAGTAACTCGCTGATGACCTCCTACAATAATGTTTTTCCTTTCAGGGTTTATATTTACCAAGATTGGATCAACCAACCCGAATCTTTTAATACTATCAGTTAAAGATTTACGTTGTTCTCCTGTCATTTGGCGTGGATTATATTCAGCCGAAACCAATTCTTCAATTTTACGTTGGATTATTTCCATATTACCTCTGGTAAGAATTTATGTTCAAATATCCTTATAGTATTTTTAACTACCTTATAGAGTCAAGTAAAAATTATTTTACAGACTTTTTATTCAAAAAATTACCAAACAATTCTTTAAACTCTTTAGGCATCGGTACACGTTCTTTTTTTTCTTCAATTAATAACTGGTCAGGTTTTGGTTCTACCCAACGATCGGATTCTTTACGACCTTTAGCCAATTCAATAAATTTTGCAACTGAAGGGAAGAATTCAACTTCCTGCAAACATCTTTTGGTGCCACGTGCAATTTGTTCAAGGCTAAGATGTTGTATACTTTGAATCCAGATTTGTATCAACTCCTTGTCAATAGTTTTGCGATAATTAACTCCGAAGCTGTTTAAAGAAACTGCTATTGCCTTCTGTTTCTTTGCTTGAGAATCCTGCCCCAATATTCTCTGTTTCATCATTTCCTGTTCCTGTTCCTGTTCCGGTTCTGTGTACATTGTCAATCTCCTTTATGGTGTTTTCAAAAACTTGTTTGTTATTTTCATTTCTGCGTTCATCTGCAGTTTGGTATTTTGGTTTTGTTGGCGTAATATCTTTGACCTCTTTTTCATTCAGGTAACTTTCAAATTTATTACCATGCAGAGTTTCAGGTCTCAAAAATCTTGCCATTTCAGGATCATTTTGCCATTGGGCAATTTTATTTTTATGAACAACTAAAAAGTCATCTAAAGTAAATCCTTCTTTCAACCTTGCCACAATTCTTGAAACATTGTTTTTAGATTTACAAGAAAATCCCCTTGAGAGATTCAACTTATCATTTAAGTCATGAATAACTGATTCAACCAACTCCTTTTGTTTTAAGTTTTTAATATTTATTTGATCATTAACTTTTACAATTGCAGTTTCAGTTTCAGTTCCAGTTTCAGTAACAGTATCAGTAACGCCTTTTTTGGGTTTGTCTGATAACCCAGTTAACCCAGTAGGTTTATTGGGATTTACAGGTCTGCCACCTTTTGCCCCATTATTCCTGCTAGAATTAACTTTTTTCTGCCATTTTGCATCATCGAGAATAAATTGATTTTTATAAAATGCAAACGCCACACGAATAATAGGATCAACTTTTTGTTCCTGCTCAAGTGTCCAATTATCGCTTCTTTGATATTCATGTATAACTCTAAACAGTTTACCCAAATCTTGGTCAGAGAAATGTTCAACTGAATTAAAAAAATCTTTGTACAACAAAAAACATACTCTTTCTTTTTCGCCTTTAACCTCCATGTTAATTCTCCTGTAATTAAATTAATTGGTGGAGTCTGCATCAATGCTAATTTAAAAACATCCATGTTTCCTCCACCAGATTGTTTCATGTAATTTCCATATCATGTTCTAGGTAATCATCACTCCATGCTTTTGGAATGAATCCTGCACCTTGACAAGCCTTACAGGTTTCAGAATAATCACCTTCCTCGTCAAAGTACAACATCTCACCAGAACCTTTACAGATAGGGCATTTTGTCATCATAATACCTCCTAATTAAAATGGCATCCCATCGTCACTATTATCTGACAATGCCCCAAATGGATTTTCACCTTTACCGTCACGTGCAAACATTTCTCGGCAGTCAATTTTGGCTTCAGCCATTGCCTTAACAATGTCTTCAGGTGCAGGTTCAATTGGCGGTTCAGGCATCAAATTATACTTGGTATTCAAGCCAGAGCCTGTACGAGTGACAGCAATTACATAATTACAAGGATCACCCCATTTTGGATTTTCAGCAAAGTTGCGAATTGCCCTTTGAATTGTTCTTTGTGTAATGCCCCATATTTGTGGTTCATTTACTTCAAGATTATAAACTTGAATTGCCCAAAAATGTTGAGGTTCTTCAAATTCAGTTAAGGCATCATAGTTTGCATCAGAATGAGGTTTACGAATCGGAATTCTTTTCAATTCTCCAGACTCCTCATCTTGTGTTTCAGTCCAAACTTCCCAGCCCATAATTGCTGTAGCAGGATTATTAAAACTGCCCATTATACGGACACGTTTTGTTTCTTCCTGCTTTGTGGGGTCATTAACTTTAAAATATGACCCTGCACTTTTTGAACGTGGTTCTTCATAGCCTTCTGGCATAAATTCACTCATTTTCTTTCTCCTGTGAGAGTTTACTTAATTGTTCCGACAACGCAATTTGATAAAGGTCATTAGGATTTCCTAAATCATCCCGAAGTTGGAACAGGTGACCAACTACCTCTTCAACTTTTGGTGGCGTAACACCCATCCTATGCGCTTCAAATTCAGCAACATAAAACAGTTGATTAGCTTCCTGCCATGCTTTTCCAAAAGGGGAATCCGCAGTTGAAACTTTTTGCTTGACTTTAGTCATAATACCCTTTCTACTAAGAGTGGTTAATCTGGAACTCTCTCCTGTATTCCAGAAATTTGCGAGTGGGTAAATCCCTAGAATCCTGCCTCTAGGAATCTTGCTCACTCGTTTTTTCGCCAGCCGATCCAGCGAAAATCTTGCTAAAATATCTAACATATTTCTTCTTGGCATCCTCTCTCTTTCGATCACCTTCTGCATTTTCATTTCTTCTTTTTTGAGTAGCCTTGATAATTTGATAAATTTCCTTTTGTCCTAACACATCCATGTTTACCTCCAAATAAGAATTTATGTATCATAATTATTACATTTATGATTATCAGTTTTTTTAATTCTTAGGCAATATTCGCATTCATTTTCCTTCAGTTTATAACCAAGCCTCGCTAAATATGAAGCACGATGGGTATTACCTTCAGTCCAATATAAACGAGATGCCTCTTTTTCTTCAGGAGTGCGATTATCGGGATGTTCAGGTTTGGGGTTTTTATCACCACTTGGCAAATTCCAAGTATCAGTAACCCAATTAGGAGTATACCTGCCCATTTCATGGAATGCTTTTCTATAAATTCTATCTTCTTCGTATTTACTCATAATGATTTCCTCCTGTTAACTTCAATTTTACCTTTTGTTTACAAAAATAAAAAGTTTTATTTTAGGGTTACTGTTCCAAAAATCTGACTCTCGATCTCCTCCTCAGTATCCTCTTTAATTACAAGTGGGTTTTCATCTTCCAACAAATCCACTTCCACCATATCTTTATATTTGCGAATTTTACCTCCTTCCTTAACAAATTTTTCCATTGCTATTTTTAAATCATCGCTTGAGCTCAAATCTATTTTACCAACAGGAATTGGTTTTTGTTCTGGCATCGCCACAAAAGATGTGATTACAGAACGACCCATATTATCAACAATCATTTGTTGGTTTGCCCTTACTTTTGCACGTTGCCTCACAGAATACCTTTGATATTTATTTGAGCATTTGCTTGAGCAGGTTCTGCGTGAACGTCCTACCATAAAAGATTCACCACAAACAATGCAATTCCTGTATTGAGCATTTTTTGCTTTTCGTTCTTTTAATTTTTGCGCCCTGTCATAAGCAAATTGTCTTGCCCATTTTTGTCTGCACACGTCAGAACACCTTTTAACATTATCACGTTTTGGCTTAAAAGGAGTCCCACAAATATCGCAAATAATATCTGGCTTTTCTCTTTTCAAGCCTCTTGACTTATGCCAATAATACGATTTATCAGCACAGGTTTGCGTACAAAATGTTTGGTAGGAACGACCCTTGAAATCCTCCTTGCACCAAGGGCAGTTTATTATGATTTTTTCAACTTTCATGCCACTCTCTCCATGTGTGGTTAAGATTAAGTGATTTGCTTCAGGCATCGTGGTAGAGCAAGGGTGCTTACTAGCAATATGAGAACTAGTCGGAAGATTGTGGTGAGGCACTGGATATGACAACCTCATACTTCCACTACGTATTGATTGCGCCCGATTAAACTGCAAGGGGAAAAAAGAGCGTAAAGACCCTGCAGTATAGAGGTATGGGCAACCCGAAGCAAATCGTGTATTTTTAAACAAATTACCTCAAATTTTTAATTGTGATTGATCCTTGTTTGCCCCATGTTTTGGTGACAACAATTTTATTAACTTCTTTATCTTCTTCAAATAAGGCATCTAAAATTCCTTTAGCCAAATTATCTATGTCGGGAGTATTTTTATGCGGAGTGTTATTCATTTCTTCCTGCTTTTTTTTTGACCAAGATTTAGGCATGGGTAAAACAAAATCCATAGACAATTCATAAGATGGTCGATATCCCTGTGCTAAAGCACCATAAAAAACTTCATCACGATAATTCCAATATTTCATTACAACTGGTCTTGACTTCCATCTATCTGCATGAGTCATTCTTGGTTTTGAAACTGGATTAATTTTTAATACCATTTCATGTGATATTTGTTTTTGACTATATTTTAAGATTTTCCCTTTATTTGGCATAATCATATAAAAATCCTCCGAATAAGACCTTCAGAACGTCCTGTAACAAAAGAAACAGGGGTGGCCTAACCACTTACCCTTGTCGAATTGTTATCTATTGCCCACGATCGATTTGAAGCGTTTTGGCGTTCAATGGCTGTTTTAATAGCGTGTTCAGCAAAAGAACTTGCCGTAATCTTTAATCCTTGTGTTTTTTTCTGATCTGCCAAAAACTTAAACAAGGCATCATGGGTTTCTGCGGTTATGGATAACATTTTTCTGACTTTCATTTTACTCCTCGTTTTAGGTTTGTATTAATTTTGAATTTGTCAATAACTCCCATCGCCAAATCCCTGTACATTTCTATCCTATTAATTTCTTCAAATGGTGCATTTTGACCACCATAATATTCAAACATCTCATCAATTTCTTGTTGAAATACCTTTTCAATATTTTTATTAATTTTATTCAATAAACTATTATTAGTCATTCAAGACCCTCCTCAATCTGGCTGTTCTCAAATTGTTCTTCAAAAGTAAAATCATCACCATCATCCAAGAATCTATTTATTGGGTCTTCAAGCACAACCTCTTTTTTAACGTAAGGTGTTTTCTTGTATTTAATTTTCTTAGCAAGGTCTAGAGGAAAATAAAACTGTTCCCCTTGACCATGATCTTCAGTATGACTGTTATTTGTCAAAGCACGAATTCCAATTTCGTAACTTTTTCTTTTAACTGTATCAGTAAACACAAATTTTTTCACACCCTGACTCTGTGCATAAGCAAGCATTCTGGCATCAAAACTTAAAGATTTATTTTGCCAGAGAACTGCACGAGTGAACGCAAACTCACGATAAATGACATCCTTGATATGTTTGCCAATAAATGTTTTACGCCCACGATTATAAATATAAACTGCTTTCATACTTCCTCCTTTAATGTAAAGTTATGTCTAGCCTTTCTTAATTTTCGTTGTAAAGATGGAAGAATTTTTTTCATTGCCATTCCTCCGTAAAGTTTCTTCATTGTTGAATCCATCATGGTAAATTCATCTCTAAAATAAACTAGAGCTTCTTCTAAGGCATGAAGTTCATATTTAGTCAAATTAACTTCATTAATTTTAATGATTAATTTTATTTTATCTCTTGGAAATTCTTTTTTCATATTCCCTCCTTGTAATTTGCAATTTCCATTTCTAAAGGATAAAGGGAATCAATCCCACTCCTGCCATTTAATTTGGAAGAAGCTACTTTTTTAAACAACCAATAACCAACTTGGTCACTATCAAGATCACCTTGTAATCCTCCGTAACCATTTTCTGATGGCACATACAAATAAATATATTCGATGCCACTCCAAAGTTTATCTTCAAATGCCTCAAAATCTTCATGCTTGATTGGCTCCTCATTATGAGCAGATTCTTCCTTAGTTTGTTGTATGCTTGGATATAATGATGAAATGTAACCAAGTTTACAAACTTCGGTTGCCGATCTCTTATCAGAATAATATTTTAATAACGTATGACCAACACCTTCTGGCGAACCATCCCAATGTACATAAGTGCTTATAATGCTTGCGTTTTTCTTTTGAATTGCAATAAATGAATTTGTACTCATATTTACCTCCTAAATTATTGTTGATTGATGAGACTACATTGTCAGCATCTATAAGCACCCTGCGACACACAAGGTGCTTAACGCTGTGACAACTAAGCGGCAACCGCCAGTTCCTCAGGTTCTACAGGAACATACTTCTCACGTTCCTTAGCAGGGTCAAAGAGAGTCCATTCATCCATGACCTTAGTCAATGCTATTGAACGATGATTAAGTTGCTCAGGGCTTTTGTATTCCTTAAACACCTCAGTGTAGCAATTATTAAAACTCCACATATTTCGTGGCTCAAATTCCTCATGCCTCGGAATCCTCCATTCATTCAAGACCTTACCAATCTTGTCAGAAGGAATTATATTTTTATCCATAGATTGAATCATGTAATCATGAATTTCAGCAGGAGAGCCGATTTCAAACTTTTTATAAGTCTCAATCCTATCCTCATTCACCTTGCCGTCAATTTCGATATCCTTCAATCCATCCTGAATTAAAATTGGCAGTCGATCCATGACTAATGAAGTATGTTTAGTTGTCAAAGCATAATCACCGAATGCTTGTAAATTGGAACAGATAAAAACAGATGCCCCACCATACATTGCAATTCCGAATGCTTTATCATGCGAATTCCTGAAACCCACAGTCATACAAAATTCGGAAGATGTGGATTTCAATTTCATCAGACCAAAGCACCTCAAATCATCATGACTTGTTCCAAGTTCTGGCTCGTCAGCTAAATCAAAATTAGGCATCTTGTCAATTTGACCTAAGATTTGATTTACTAAAACATCATGCCCAACTGGGCTCCATGTTTTGGTTGGTTTTGGCGTTTTGATTTTTGCCAGTTGTTTCATGTCAACTTTTTTTTCTACACATAAAGTACTCATATTGTTCTCCTGTTTTTTTGGTTAATAACAATTTGGAAAAAGACAAGGCAACCTATTTTCGTCTTGCTTGATCCACTCTTTTAAATTATTCCAGTTACGTTCCCACTCCTGCTTATTTGGGAAAGTTGCATAACTGGATTTTTTACCGTGACGATAAAAACGAATCTCAAATCTATGAACGTCACTGCCAGATGCAAGCGGTTGACCCAAAAAGTCAACTCGCTCAGTTTCAGGAATTACCCTCCTGCTTAATAACATTCTCATATTACCTCCTGCTCTAGTGTGTAAATAAAATATTTGGCGTAATCTCTATTTTCAGCCAAATTGGTTATCTTCTTGCGAAGTTCGTTAATATATGGATTTTCGTTATCAGCCAAATGCCTTGCACAATTATATTCAACATTCTGATATTGAATCCACCTAGTTTGACTTCGTGGGCTACTTTTAATTGATTTGATTTGTTCTTCTATCGGCACCTTTCCCACAATTTCACCACATTCAATTTTGTGTTTGCCCATAGTTTTTTCTGGAATCAGATAATGCAACTGCCATTTATCGCACATACCCATAAATTCATTTACGGCATCCAGCCATTTCCTCCATGATTCATTACTCTTGGTTCGTGATTTCCAATCAATTCTCTTAGCCAGTTTTGCTAGAGTTTCTTGGGTTGCTTTTTTCATATTTACCTCTTTACTTGATTGTTACCGATGAACGTTATTGCCCGATCGGGTCTTGGAAAATTGCGTTTTTCATTTAGTATATTTTATTTTTTTTACTTTGTAAAGCTTTTTTTTACTTTTTTTTACTTTTTTTTATTTAACCCCAAAATTAGCCGAAAATAATTTTTTCCCTGACACAACTAATTGATATTACGCACTTTAATTTTACCGAAACCTGTAAGTAACTGATATTAAAAAATAAAAAGCTTTACATTTTGAAACAGATAAGGTATACTAAAAGTAGGAAAATTAGAAATGGGTCTAGTTTTCCCTTTAGCAAGTTCTTTGACAACCTCAATACAGGAGAGAAATATGAGGATAATCAAGAATACTTCCGTATACCAAACAAAGAAGTTAAAAAAGTTGTTTGGTTTAGTTCACTATTTAATTGCATTACGAGAAGGTAGGCTACCTCAATGGAAGCAACTTCGAGTAGTAGTTCGGAATGGCAGGAATAGTGGGAGAGCATTTTACCCTATGTGGATTGGTAACAATCATACAGGATGGGATATGTTCCTTTCATTAAACAGTTCTCCGCATATTAATTACCTTAGTAGAATTGCCCAACTGTTTGCTCACGAATTGATGCACAATTATGGTTATAAGCATGCGCAATTTAGAAGCGACCCTTTAGAGCCTGATCAAATTGAAAGGATCAAAAGGGAAATCTGTGAACATTCGGAAGAACTTAAATAAATAAACAAATCCCTCTGGCTAGTAATAGTTGGGGGGATTTTGCTTTTTGATGGCAGGAAAGGCAAAGAAGTTAAAAGATTATTGCCTTTTCATATTAGTCAGGGAATAAATTACGGTATGGTGTGTTTTCTTCAACACATTGGCGGTAGGGTCTTACGTAACCTTTTCTATTGAAGTTGGTACCACGCCATGGTTTATCTTCTTTCCAATAACCATAACATCCAACTTTAGGTGTGGAATTTGATGAAGCGCAACCGAAAAGGAATAAGCTAATAATTAAAATGACTTTCAATAAGTCCATACAGCTGGTGGTGAAAAGTCTTCACCTCGGTTGTCTATGTGGATAAATCGACCTTTCCTTTCACCTTTTAAGTTTAAGCCGAATCCTGTGAAGCCAATATCCTGTGCTTGTTTAATTAAACGAAGTGCTTGAGTAGTGCTAACTGTTTTAACAGAAATGTCACAAGCCTTACCGAAGGTGTGAATCCCTGCTTTTGTTTTGTAGGAACTTACTGCGGAATTATGTTTGAGGCAACGAAAGGCACTATTGATACGAAAAGGGAATCCTGCTATTTCTCTCAACTCTTGAAGCATTTTCATAAATTCAGCATCCATGTCGCTTTTACCACAACCACAATGGCACATCATTTCATCGGTTGAAAAGTTCTTAGTCATCATCATAAGCCCGACTCCTATTATGTAAATGTTCTTAAAAAGCTCTCTACGCAAAAGAGACATACGCACTCCCCTTTACCCTTACGCATATTGTTTCTTTCGCTGAGAAGCGATCTGAGTATCAAAATGACAGCTTTTAGTTATCATTGTGTCAACTCCACAATTAACATTGCCACCACTAGAAAAATGAAAATACCTATTAAGTATAATTCAAATTTCTCTATTTGTCTGCTCCAAGAGATTCCTTTAGCATCTTAACCAACTTATCATCAACATCTGAATCAGTCTTTTTTGCTAAAGTCTCAAGTAGCAAAATAATAACTTTTTCTATCACTTTGCTATTACCCAAAAAACTAAACGCCATGGTCTTTACCACGCTTGCTATTACTATTGGCATTATTCCTCCTTTAAACTATCTATTTGCCTAAGTATTTCATACTGTGAACCTTGAATTATTTCTAGCTTTTCAGTATGTAAAACTAATTTCTCTAATACTGCATCAATTTGGTAACTCAAAACAGCTTGTTCTTTTTCAACGCCATGAACCATTCCAAACAACATCAGCATTAAAGTCGCTGATCCGGTAACCCATAATGTCATCCAAATTTTTGAAGCCATATTATTAATGTGCTGAGATTTTACCTACATGAATTCGAATATTAGTAACTGTTTTGTCCAATTCTTTTAATTCGTATTTTATATATTCCTCCGACTTGTGCAAATGCTCAAGGTGGATCGTGTGCTGTTGAATAACCTCATCCATTTCTAGCACAGTTGTAAAAAGCCAAGATACAATTGACAAAAGGATTATGCCTAAAACAGGCACACCCATTTTTACTAGGTTGTGTTCAAATACTCTTTCCGCACCATTACCATTTTGCGGAATAATTACTCTTGCTTTTTTTAAAGCCATATAGCCTTGAAGGATTAAACATTATTTTCTTTTCTTTTTTTTCGGTTTATCAAAATCTTGGATCGTTAATTTTTTTTTATTTTTTTTCCCATAAAGTGTTTCGCCTTGCTTCAATGCTTTTTCATAAACATCGTCAGTTTCTTCATTTTCTCGCCCAAAAATTATCTTTAAAAATCTTTTTAGCACCATTTTTCCAGTCTTTCAAAAACCTGTGTAATCCGTTGGTTTTAACGTGAAAACAAAGAAACGAATACCCCAAACCCACTTACCTTTGTATTTTACTTCTTTTTACTAAGGAAGTTCTAAGCGTTATTACAGCCATTTCGTAATTATCCAAAAATATGCCTATAGCTGTCATTTTTAAGGGATTTTGCCGTTAAAACTGCCATTATAATTTCCATTTTCACCCTCCTCATGTTCAGCATCTTTCTTTTCTCGGAACCAATAATCTATTATCTTCACCTGCGTGGCTACATACATTCCTATCATTATGTTCACTAGCGAAGTATTTGTTTCACTAACACCATCCGCATAAAACAATAAAAAAATTAATAAAAGAAACGTAATTGCATTAGCAATCGTGATGATAAATCTTGCCCAAAAATTTAGGAGTTTCCTATTTTCGGTTGCATTTCCACCTCCACCAAATAATGATCTGTGAACTTTCATTCATTTAAGGCTACTGAAAAATCAATTAAAAATCTTTTTTTATTTGTATATATTTCATCAGCACAATGAGGTTTTTTTGGATCAAAAATACAAAATGAAGTAGGTTTGATATAATTACTTTGACCATTATAAATAAACCCCCCACCCCAATCTTCTTGCCAATCACTATTAAGTAAACCAACAATTTTAACCAACTTCTTACTACGTTCATCTTCTGTATGATCTGTATGTATATTATCTTTCCTGTGTTTATCTTTAATAGATATACTACAAAACATAAGATTTGGCGCAAACAAATCCTTACTGCTCACTTCGTAAATCTGAAGTAATAAAGCTAATGATAATCCTGCCAAAAAAGGATGTACAATATGACCATCTTGGACAATATCTAATTTTAAAAATTTATCATCTATTGAAAATTTGCCCCCAACAGGCCAATTTAAGTTCCAATTTGGTGAGGAAGATGAAACATCCTTTAAAGTATCTAGTGTATCTTTACTACAACAATTATTTAATATTTTCACACCTAATCTTCGGGATGATCCTTTGGCTTAATTTTATCTTGGTATTCTGCCCACTTTTCTTTTACTTCATTAGTCCAAACTTTTTCAGCCATTTCTTGAATTTTTGGATCTTCTTTTGAAATATCTTTATCTGAAGAAATTGATCTTCTGTGGTATCTACCATCATCTCGAATTTCTCTAATTTCTAAATGATTATATTTTGTTGCTATGTTTATTTTATCTAATTTCATAATTTTTAATTTGTTAAATAAGTTCCATTTATCAAAAGTCTAGAACCATTCATTCCAGACCGTACGACAATAACTCCTCCACTTGATTGATATATGTACAATGTACTGTCATTTTGACCTAATTCATAACTATACCACCACGAACCACCTTGTCTAAAAAGATAAGGAGATTGTAAATTGATGCCAGACTTTCCATTGAAAGGGAAACCACCAAGTCTACCACCTGTCTGACTACTATCTGAAGCCCCTGTTATTGTTACATCTGCATAAACATGAACCATATTCCCAACTTTTGTATATTGTCCTGTATGGTTATTTGTACAAGTCATCCAGCCATGTGTCATTGTCCATGTTCCTTCTTCATAATCAGTCTCAGTCTGGCCAATGATTCCAGAATTGCTACCTAATCCCCCAATTATTCCACTCATGTTAATCTCCTATGTCCAATCTTGGTAAATAAAATATACAGACCAATCACAACTAGCGGCTGCATTATAGAATTTAAAACCATCTCCTTCTCTAAGTACAATCTTATCAGAATAGACATACGTTTGATTAGGAGCTAATGACTGTTCATTAAAAATTCGTATATCAGTTGATCCTTGCCAATTAATATCAGCTTGTATTACTCCGGTACCAGTTCTTCCGTGAACTGTTATATTTAATACAGTAATAATTACATCTGTTGGTACTGCCACAACTCCAGCAGTATTACCAGAAGTTCTTACTGATCCTGTACCTGAAGTGCCTCCAAAATCGAGTTTTGCAGTTGTTGCATTATTAGCACTAATAGTAGCATTTCGTAAAACTTCACTACCTGAACCACTTGGAATTGCCATTCTATCCTCCTAATACTAATGATTGATGAAAGGATTGTTGCATAAACGAACCCTTACTTTTTACTTTTCCAGTTGTTGACGTTTCTAAATCTTTTCCTGTTGCAACTACTACTTTGGTAGAACTAGAACTTCCAAGCGTAATTACGTTACTTGATTCGGAAACTGCACCGACATTGTTTAATTTTAAATCTGCCATTTATTTACTCCTATGGTTTTGGAAATTTATCTTTGGTTTTTTTCAACTCTGCTTTTAGACCACTAATCCCTTTGTGATACAGAAGGTCGAACTGCTCTGCAAATGAAGGATAGTCAGCTTCACGTTGGCGTTGGTATTCGTTTGCATCATACTTATCCTGTAATTTTTTTAACTCTGCATCTATCTCATTTTGGGAAGGTTTGCTAACATCTTTATTTAACCAATGTAAAACAGCACCTTTACCATCCGCATCATCTCTATATTGAAAATCTACATCCTCTACAATATCTGGTAAAAGATTTTTTATAGCATTTGGAACACTAGGATATTTATCAAAATCGTAACTCATTTTTTATCCTCCTAATAATCTGAAGCCTGTGAAGAAAGTTGTGTCAAAACCATCATCATTATAATTAATAGTATTAGTATCATTTCCTGCAATGTGTTTGAAATGTAACTTTATTTCATCATCTTCTGCTAAATTCAAACACGCATGATTAAAATAGTTCGAATTATAAGTAGTAGTTCCATAAGACACATGACCTCCCGGCCTTGCAATTGTAGAAGAAGCTCCACCACTTAATATAGTTCCACCTATAGACAACGCAAGGAATCTACCATAAGCACCATCTTTAAATCTTACACTATAGAAGAACATCCATTTACCCGCTTTTGGAACAACAAATTTATAATCTGTAGTATTAAATGTCCCCCATACAAGTGTATTTAATGGTACTACTGTCCAAGTATCATTATTTCCAGCAGCATTTGCACTCATTTTGACATAGAAATTATACTGTGAAGGGAAAACTACATTACTACCTAAAGTTGCAGTTGTAACAGTACCTAGTGATGTCATTCCTGATAATCCTGCACCACCAGTAACCGTGCTTGCAATAACAGGCTCAGCACTCGATGTTTGAGTTGCTAGAGTCTTTGTATTGAGTTTTAGTGTTGCCATATTTATTTACTCCTTTGGATATTTCTTTTTAATTTCTGAAACTTTAGTTTGCCAAGCATCCAAGCCTTTCTCTGTAATAAACTCTAATTGATCCTCAGCTGAACCATACTCTTTTTGTCTTTTATCCACATAAGTTTCAACATGCGGTTCTGGCGGTGGATCAGGTTCAGGAATATCAGTAATAACCCATTTATTATCAATAAACTTACATGTTTGTTTATTCGTAATTAAAGGTGGTTTTACTTCTGTTGATCCTGCTGGTAAATGAAATAATCCTTCTGTAACTTGATCTTCATGAGATAACACCTCTAAACCATTTGATTTATTATAAACTATTTTTGTTCCCATTTTTTTCCTTAATATTTAATACAGTAATTAACACCAGCATTAAATGGTCTGGTTTCGTCACCTACTCTTGGAGTACCATTTGTGCCATCAGTAATAGGGCTTTTAATATTTTGATTTGTACTGTTAGAAGTTGTGTTGTCATCAAAATTAGTTCCTTTTGCAAATCCAACTAACCCACTACCAATTCCACTATTGTCTACAGCTGGTTGATGCCAATGCCCTTGCATCTGGTCATTTTCAAATGCGCCTAAAGCTTGACCTGCAAAGTCGTTTCCGTCTGCCATGTTGCTTGTACCATGCGATCCTGTTCCCCTAAGAAATGCTCCTCGCAAATCTGGTAAATTAAAGGTGCTAGAGCCATTTCCTGAACCCCAAGTAGTTCCAATAACATCAAATAAAGCATCGTACGTTACAGTTCTAGATACTGCAGAACCATCACATATAATCCAGCCTGTCGGTGCAGAAGCCATCGCAAAAGGTGCAATCATTCCTACTGTCCCAGCCAAAGTCAATCCCGATCCTCCTGTTACATTGCTTGCTAAAACTGGTTCATCTGATCCAGATTGCGTGAAAACGCTTTTTTCATTTATTTTAAAGTCACCCATTTTTTATCCTATAATATTGAGTAATGCGCCCGAAGCAATATCCAAGTCAGTTGTCACATCAAGGCTTGTAGTAACATTCAAATTACCATTAACTGTTAAACTAGGGATTACGATTGGCCCAGCTAACAAAGTAGATTTACTAGCTTCTTGATCAAAATTTGCTTTCAGCGTTGATAAATTCTCAGTTAAGCCAGAGGAAAGTACTGTTGATTCTCCTCCACTTCCTATCATAAATTTCATATTATCTCCTATGCGTCATCAATTACTTCAAATGAAACAAATATATCTGCTTGGGATGTTGCTCCTCCCTCTAATTTATCTCCTTCCATAAGATATATTGGCTTGTCTAAAACTACAAGTGTATCGTCTGCAGATAAAGTCACTGTACTTGCGAGTTTAAATGTTCCTGCGTGTTCTTCAGTAGAAGCTATACCTCCTGAAGTAAAATCAACTTTTGTAACTGCAACAGTAACATCAGTTGAATTGGTTGCATGAGTATTTGCAACACCAATATAATTAATTTTTAGAATCTTGTTCGATTGACACGTCATTATGACAGTCGTAACAGTTGTTGTAAGAGCTTCCCCCATGGATTGACCATAAATTGAAGAAACTGATACTATGTTTGGATTTGCCATTTTTGTTCCTTTCTAATTAAAATTATCCACCAAAGACCACTGCCATAGCAATAGCCTTTCCTGTTGTTGCCATTCCAATACCACCAGCACCTTCAATATTACCATCTGTATCAATTAGCATATCAATCACACCAGAGTCATTCAATACAACAAAAGATGCAGGATGAATTTCTGGTGTTGAGTCTGCACTACCAGATGCTATCACAGCATTGACTGTAAGCGAGGTATCACTTGCTATGGCAGTTATTGTTCTTGTTTGTGAATTTACTACAATCTGATCACCAACTTTAGCCTGTTTAGTAAATACTGTTCCAGAACCAGTTACAGTTGTTGTGCCATCAGGCGTAATACTTCCAGTGATATTCGTATTATTTGCCGAACCTCTTGCAGACCTTGCAACAGAAACCCAATCTGTTCCTGTATAATATTTTAAATGATCGGTAGTAGTATCATGCCATAGCTTACCTGCCGCAACATTTGATGGAGCAGTATCCCCTGCATTTGAGGCTTCTATTTCCAGAAATAAAGTGTTTAAATCAGCTCTGACATTAGCCCCTGTGTCATTTGCTATTTCATAATCGTGGGTGTTCGCCATGTTTATACTCCTCTTGCTATATAATTATAATTTCTTGTTTGTGATGCTCCACTTGAATTATAAAAATTCACATTAAAACCAGTTTTAGCTTCACTAGAAATAGTCATGTAATCACCAGTTGCCATATTCGTTGGTGTAACAACTAAATCTGGAATTATGAAGAATGGATTTTCATATGTAATTGATGTAGCAGTTTTTGCACGATCACTTTCTGAACGTGGAACCATATCAACTTTCAATTCTAACTCACGTAAAGTAAATTGAGAATTCTTATCAAAATCATCAAAAGTTACCCTAATTTGAATCCCTCTTGCGACCACATCTATTATCAAAAATTCTTTCCACTCAGTCCAAGTTGCACTTCCAGATGCAGGATCATCACCAGTAACCCTAGATTCGACAGTAAGATTATCTAACTGTTTAACATCTTCCCATGCAGGTCGTAAATCAACTTTACCCCAATAATCCATATTGTTCGATCCATCAGTCACCAATGAAGTGAATATTTTGTGTGTATGAATCCTTGCAGGAAGTACTGCACCTAAATCCCTTTTAAGACCAGTATAAACTGCAGGTTCTGTTCGACCTCCAAGTTCATCTATTGTAGGAACCCATGTGTTCATATTTTCTTCAACTGAATCAATTAATGCTCCACCAAGAAATCTTAAAACATCATCGCCATCATCTACTGTCTCGTAAAACCCATCCATTGTACCACCCCATACTTCCTGCTCTGCAAAGGTTGCAACTAATTCTGAACCATGAGAAGTAATTGTATCAGTATCTAAATAAGTATCTGATTCAATACCTCCACTATTCACCCATTTTGCAACATACTTTCCATCAATTACAGGAACTGTAGTTGTAGTATTTCCAACTGCAATTTGTCCAACTTCTATAGCATCTTCCCATAATACTGAACCTGTCTGTAAAACTCTAACTGTTGCGTGGCTAATATCTGTTGTATCAGTCGGAGGGTCTATTGTAATTACTGCATTTGATCCATGATTTGCAACAGTAAAACCAGTAACATCCTGAGGTTTAAGAGTAGTACCTTTTAATTCAACATCTTCCAAAGTTAACCAATCAGATGTTGCCCCAACTGCATTCTTTGCACGCACACGAAAATCAAAAGTTCCTCGTGAAAAATCTTGAATCAACATTGACGTACTTACTGTATTACCAGCATCTACCCAAGTTGGAGTAGGATCAAACGCATGATGCCCAACACTATAAACATTTCCTGTATAACCTGATGCTGTAATATTATCGCCATTAGGAGTTAAAGCGACATGAAAGTTATTTTTCAGACCGGGGATAATATATCCTGCCGCACCCTGTTGATTACCCGGTCTTACATAATATGTAATTCCTTCAGATATGTTAGTAGGTAATACACCACTTGTTTGTGCTGTATTTACGGCAGTAAACCTTATTGGCATATTTTCTGGAAACCCATGATTCTTTGCTGAAAATATAATCTTCCCATTTAAATTCCATTGTTTAGTAATTTTCGCTTCTCTCTTTCTCTTATATTCAACATCATGCGAAGTCGTAAAAATACCTTTTGAAGTCCAATCTAAATCAACCGCAATTCTAACACCTGAAGAAGAAATCGAAGAATAAGTCGATTCTTCTACTGTTAAACCAATCGGTGCAGTTACACTTGTAATATCTGGCAAATTTGTATTCGGAGCTTCATTGATAGCTTCCCAATATGTTTCCCATGTATAAATTGCATCATTATGCTCAATACAAGTTAATGAACAGCTACCATCATTATTAAGTCCTAATGTTCTTACGACAAACTCTTTAGCATCCCATTCTAGCGTTGAATGAGTAATTGTAACCACATCACCAACCACTAAATTCATTGCTTCCGCAGTTGTTTTAAAAGAAACCTTTAGACTATCCCTTGATCGCAAACAAGCTTGTTTTGCTAAGTAAAATGCTTGATCTGCATTTGTTACTCCTCCAACATTAATTGTTTTCTTCAATTCAATTCCATTATCATTAGCAAGAAAAGAATTATATATTTGTGAATGTCCATTTTTATCGGGGAATCGAATTTCGTCAGACTTCCATTTATTTTTAGGATTTATAAATTTTGCAGTTACTTGATTTAATCTTGATCCAATTGAATCCCCAACAATCTGGATGCCTCCGATAATATGTTTTTCCAGAAAATTAAATTCACCTGAACCTGAATAAGTATCATCAATCTTCATTGTGTAAAGTCCATTGACCCAATGCAACCTGCCATTACAAGTTGCTAGAATCCGCTTTACATTAGTCAATGTTGGCTGAAGTGTATCAAGGATTATATTACAATCATGCCTCCTTATTGTAAGCCCATCGCTATCTGTATTTTCCTGCGCACAAATAGCTGATGCACTTGCAAAAGATGTTGCATCAATTTCATCTGCTGATATTCCACATCCATATCTTTCATTAGTCAGATAATCATAAAGAATCCATGCAGGATCAGTTGTTTCCTTAGTAACACCATTATTATCCTTTATTACTTTACCAGTTACTTCAAAAGCAAGTTTTGGTAATCCTCTTTTCCATACATCAACAGCTTTTGCATCTTCGTCATCTTCATCAAGATCAGTAGCTGGCCCAAATGATTCAATATCACCGAAAATAGGAGAATAGGTTGCTTCCCAATGATGCCGATATATTATTTGTTCACACGCAATTCCTTTCATCTTATGAGATTCCCCATTATCTGTCCCTCCCCATGATTTTCCTGAAGCATATCTTGGAGACGAACCAACACCAAGATCATAAGGATATTCGATCCCAGCATCAGAACCATGACTTGTTCCATTAAGATTATTCGCACTAGATTCAGTCATTGAATCCGTGCCATCACCACGAGGGTTAGTACAAATCAGCCAATCATGTTCATAACTTACAAGTTTACCGCTATTATCAAGAGTCCTATAAATAGAATCTTTTAAAGAAACATCATCAACAAACAATTCCCATCCTTGTACTTCCCCTTCACATAATGCCCAACATTGATATAAATTAATCACTTCCGTAGGATCTGCACCATCATCTTCTTGTACTTCTTGATAAATCAATATTCCACCAGTTCTTCTTTTGCCATAAATAACTGGAATCCCAACATCTGTTCCTTGCTTTGCCTGTAATCCATCTCCTAATTCTTGATGGCCTTTTACTTTAGCAACGTCATCAGTAACAAATTCTGGTGCATCTTCTATTTGTGGCTCTAAATGAGTAGGTGGATCACCTGAACCTGTGATAATATCTGCAACTTGACCTAATGTTCCCCCACCTTCCCAACTAACAGCATCTTCTACTGTATCTTCTACCCATGCAAAAGCATCACCTAATGTACCCATATTAAGCTAATTTCTCCGCTTCTTCTGCAGTTATATCACCCCAAACTAATTTCTTCCCAGTTTGAGGCGCAAATTCCATTGATAAATCACCAGCAAAGTGATTTTTCTGTGATGAATTATTTGTTCGTCTTCCACTTATTCTTTCAAAATCTGCCCAATGGTTTGCAACTGATATTTCCATCGTTGAAGTACCACGTGTATCTGTTAGTGTTAAACCATCAATTCTGCCAGAATAAACCTTAAAAATTGCATTTGTAATCAACTGATAATCTGAATCAAGAAAAGCCCTGCTTATTTTTACTTTTCTATTCAAATGGCCATTATCTAGCAAATCAGAAACTACAGTTTGGTTAACTGAAGAAATTTTAATAGATACTGAACCAGTATTAATATTTGAACCTTCGCTTATTGAACCTATCCCAGTTAAAAAACCATTTGCCTTGTATGTATAACTCAAAGCACTTGTTCCTTCATAATAAACTCGTTCTCTTGTTGCGCTTCTAAGTGCATCTTGTGAAAATGTGATACTTAATGCAGACACTCCTGACGATGGATAAGTAATATCACCTATTGCCGTAACTGTAGTTCCAGATGGGAAAACATTGCCAAAATCTGCTGTTCCTGAATAAGCATCATATTGGTATTTATCGCAAACAAATCCAACCTTCACTTGTTCTACGAATTGTTGAATCACTCCATACTTAGTTTTTTCGGACATGGTACCTATATTAGATTGCTCAGTAGTACCTAATCTGTATAAAAACTTTTCTACAGTTGCATCAAGTTTATTTTGAATATCAACTGGTGCATCTGTGTAAAGATAATTCCCTGCTTCATCAGTTGGAGAATAAGGTGATTGATTTGTTTCTATTGCAATCAAATGTGCCATTGAAAATTTCCCACTTGCAAGTTGGCTTGTTATTCCACTTATTAAGCCTCTACTCAAATTACCTCCACAAAATCAACTTCGTATGTAAACATTCCACTTGTACCAGTTGCAAATTCCTGTACCCCAGCAGTCAATGAAACAGTAAAAGGAATATTCGTATGTGTGATTGCACTATTATCTGCAGGACTCGATATAAGTGCAGGTTCAATAGTGATTGGTGTATTAGCACTTGATGAAGCATTACTTGTAACATCTGCTACCACCTTATAAACCTTATCATGATCAAATTTTATATAATCTCCTGCTTTAAAAATAGCAACATTACCTGTCCATCCATCAGTTGCTACTGTTCTCCCTGTCTGGTCTGCACCTCTTATAAGTGGCGTTCCTGCAGGCGCTCCTTGTGGTGTTGAAAGAACTGGCAAAACCAAAGTAAAAGTTTCATACTGACCACGCTGTTTCATAATGAACGCATCTATTGGGGCAAATTCTGATCTTGTCATTGGAGGAAAAGTTGCAGTCATAGTAAAGAATTGTCCTGCAATCTGCCTTGCCTGTCTCCTTCCACTAATTGTTCTTGAAACCATAGTTGGCTGTACTGAACTAACAACAAGCGATGAAAATGCTGGACTACTAGGAAAAGTTCCACTCATAAAATACCTGACTGTGCGTTTTGCTTCATTGCTTTATTTATCATTCCAATAATTAGCCCTCTACGAGCCTGTAATAACTGATCAAACCCACGAGCATCATTTGCCTGAATATTAAAAGTAATATTAGTTGTACCACCTAAATCCTTATTAGATGTAATATTACCTGACGTATTAGGTGTAAACATTTCTGGCCCACGTTCTCCAACGAGATAAGTCTGCCCTGAACTTACGGAACCTCCCATTTCCCTTCTTGGAGGAGGCTTCATATTCTTGATTTCATATGCCCTAGCGATTGCATTTGCATAAATTGAGGCGGCCGCAACTGTACCCCATATTCCACCTTGTGCTAATGCTTTCGTGGCGGCCACTTTTGCATTTATTATTGCTTCTGTGAATGCTAATGCTCGCATTGCATCAAATCCCATCACTCCTTGCTCATAAAGAATATCGCCAGTTTGTTTTGCCATAGAAAGAGATGTCAGCATTAATTGCTCTTGAATTTGCATTTCTGCTTTCTTCTGATCCATTGTCTGCTGATGGTATACGCTTCCTTCTTGAGACATTGTCCGCATTTGAGCCATTGCTTCACCAACCATTTTATATTGCTCAGCTTTTTTATCATTCAAATAGCCAGCTTGATCTGTCTCTAATACATCCAATCCATGTTGTGCTTGTTTCCATTTTACTTGTTCTTTTACAGCATCAGTTTGTTGATTCACAATAGGAACTTCACTTTGCTTCAGTTTTATTATTTGTTTAATTAATTCCAGATTCTTTTTTAAAGACTCTGTTTCTCTAACAAGTCTCCTTCCAGTATCACCTCCTAAACCTCCTTGCTCCCTCATCTGCGCTTGCTTTGATAATAATGAATTAATCGCAGTGGCGGTTTCATTATATTGGAAGCCTAATTCTGTTAGACTCATCTTTTGCAATTTATTGACATCTACAGTAGCTTGTGTTTCTTTATGATATTTAACCCCCATTGCTACTAAACCTGCTAACGCACTTAAAATTAAAGTAACTGGCCCACCAAGAGTTGCTAATGATAATCCCAAAGCACCAACTGCACCCGATAAAGCAGTTATAGTTGGATATTGTTTAGCTAAAACAATCAAAGCACCTAATGCTTCTGCAGTAGCTTTTATTGGCTTTGCCAATCCGGCTATTGCTTGCCCAAATCCTGTTTTTATTTGATTAGTTAATAAATCAATAGCATCATTTGCTTCTTCTGAATTCTTTATAAAATCTTCACTTAATATTGCTCCTGTAGACAATAATTTTTTCCGCATATCATCTAATGCACCAGAACCATTTTGTAGCATATTCACCATCTTAACACCTTCAGAATCAAACATCTGAAACGCAAGACGGACTCGTTCTCCTTGATCTGGAATTGTAGCCAACTTATCTGCAACTTCGCCAAGCATTTGTTCTGCAGACTTCATTGAACCATCCGTGTTCTTAATTGACATTCCCAACTTCGTAAATGTATCTTTTAGAACACCAGTTCCTTGACCAGCTTCTGCCAACCTTCTAGTAAACCTTTGCAATGACATTTCCAATGCTTCAGTAGTCATTCCAGATTGGGTTGCCGCAAATCTTAAAGACTGTAATGCTGTAGTAGTAACTCCTAACCTTGCAGAAGTCTTTCCTAACGCATCTGCATAATCCAAAGTTGATTTTGTAGCACCAACAAAAGCAGTAACAGTCAAAGCACCGATAGCACCTTTAATAGCACCTTTCAACCCATCCATCGACTTCTTCGTCTTATTGACGGATTTGTCCATGTTATCAAGGTTCTTACTTACCTTATTAAAGGCTTGTTTGGTATTATCCTTTGCCTCAATTACAATAGTTTTCTTTTGTGCCATTATTTAGCTTTCCTTCGTGCTTCTTCTTCTAATTCATTTTTAATTTCAAAATATGCAACCCACATCTGGAATTCTAAAGTCGATATTTCTATTATTTCTTCAAGAGTCTTGCCCAACTTTTCAGCAATATTCATTAAAACAAAAATATCCTTCTCTTTAGCTAATTTTTTTTTATTTCATCAACATCTTCTTCTTCAGGAGCCATTGCGCTAACAATTCTTGAAATAACATTTGGGTCGGAAAACCGCATCAGTTTTTCCATTTCATGTTGCTTAAACATGGCATTGCCATCTTCATCTAATGCCCTAGTGATTAAAGTTTGGCAGACTGCTTCAGAAGTTTTACCTTCATTGATTAGTGCATATATCTTTCCTTGAGACTTAAAATTTAACAGGGGTTTCCAGTATATCTTGAGTGGAGTTCCATTTTCACCCCACTCTGGAACATCAATACTGCTTAATTCCCCTGCTAATTTATTACGAAAGTCCGATTCTATTCGATCTACTATACTCATAGAACCTTTATGCTACTGCAACAGTCAAAGCACCAGACCCTTGTAAAGAAACTGATGATCCAACCATATCACCCATCGCACCACTTCTGCTATGGGAAGTAACAATTCCAGTACCAGTGAACTTTGTAGTTGCTGTTCCTGAATCTGGATAGAATTCAACATCAACCGATTCACCAATCAGCAAATCAATCTGTGCCGCATTGGTTGGGTCATAATTCATTTCAATAGTGCCTGTCCATGACTTCAATCCAGCTTTGAAAGTCTTTACAGAATCACCCATCGCAGTGTCTTCGATTGTGTCGAGTGTTTCTTCTACCGACCATGCTTTTAGTTCTGGTATAACAGCGACTGAACCACCAGTTGTAACTGCTTTAACTTGACCAGATATTCCTTTGTATGTAGCCATAACTTATTCCTTTCTATGACAAATTAATAATTAACTAGCATCATCGCTAGTTTGTTTTTGGTTCTTTGCCTTATCCGCAATTTCAACCAAGCCTTCCTCAACTAATTTATGAGCTTCTTCTTTTGCAACATGAATAAAATCACCTGCTGATCCAAGCAATCCATGTTCTTCTGCATTGCAATTTTTCTTCAGTTTTACTTTCATTTATTCCTTTCTTACTAAACCACCACATCTGGTGCTGAGAATGAAGTCCGATATTGGACATAATACGACATTGAGACAACCCCCAATGGTCGTGGTTCTGTATCAATGATTTCAATATCTGTTGATTCCAAGAAATGATTTTCTACCAAATCTGCTCCACCAGAAGTTACAATTCCTGTGGTTGCCATTGCCACTTCAACTTCTTTGCTTATCAAATCCAGAGTATCAAGTACAGTTGCACTTGCCTCAACATAACCATCAATATGCAAGACACATTCACGCAAGATATTGCCCATAGTTGCATTTTCGGAACTTACTTCTGAATCCACATATACTGCCAATGCAGGGAATGTTTGTTCTTCTGGCGTGACCATTGGAGTTTGAAATACATTTGATCCTGTAGTAGTTAATCCTGTTACGGCAACTGCTGTCCTGTCTCTAATTTGGTTTCTTATATGGTCAGGCATTATACTGAAACTCCAAATAAAGCCATGAATGGCACATTCCAATAATCATCTTCTCTAACATATCCATCGTGAACTTCAGCTTCCCTGAAAAAGAATTTCACCGAATCCTGAGTAAAGGTCGTGCGATTATAAAGTGTCACTAAATTTGCGGCTCTTGCTGAGAAATTACTTGTTCCTGAATCACGTTTTCCTACAATCATTACCTGAAACAAATAATGCTCAACATTTTTAGCAAAAGCAGTTGGATTCCTGACTTGATTAAAAGATTCCACAAACTCAACTTTGGGTTCAACCCATAATTCATTATTGGTATATCCTGTCCTTGTTTTTCCTGCATCAAAGAAAGCATTAAAGTTTGCCCAACTTATTGCTGTATGACTCCAATTATCGGAAAAGTGTTTAGAAATAGCCTGAGTAGGTGTTGCCATTTGACCCTAGCCTTTGTACCTGTTGACCTTGTTTCTTTCTTTACAGGGCGATCTGAGAATGATTATACGCTGTCTAAAGCAACTATTCTCGATTCTGCACGTTTTAACGCAGTTTCAACCCATTTTGAGT